ATGGCGGCAGCGATACGCAAAACCCCGGCTATCAGTGGCTGTTGTTGCAAAAACGCAGCCTACTCCGGGCTGCGTAAGACGCTGGACTACTCCCTGAAGCGCTGGTCAGCGTTACTGCACTATCTGGACGATGGCCGCGTGCCTATCGACAATAATCGGGCGGAAAACTACATCAGCCCGGTGGCCGTAGGCCGCAAGAACTGCTTGTTCGCCGTTCGGTTACAATTAGGCTGCATTCTCATTAAAATCTAAATCGCAGGTTTTTTTACTATCTGTAAAAATCTGGCCAATTCAGCTAGCATACAACTTACCACCAACGAAGTTGGTTAGGATAATCATGCAATAAGGGAAATCTGGATGATCAGAAGGTTCCGGCTAGAGCAGAAGTCTCATTACGAGCGGCTTGTGATTGCTCAGCGTTTGTCTGACATGCTTGATAAGTTCTTAGGTGGCAGGCTTGCCCCACTTGCGATCGGTGCTGAAACGGGTGGCATTGAGGAATGGGACGACGTGGTGATTCTCCACTCTCCAGACTCCTATGAGCATCTGCAAATTAAACGGCAGACAACTGATTTCTGTACCAAAAATCCAGACAAAACAAAACAGTCGATCAAAAAAACCAAAGATGGAACTCCAAAAACTGAACCCGCAAACTCAGTCATAGACTCGGCATTTGCAAGTCTTGCTAGACATGCGAGCTTAGGCACATTCGATTCACCTCCCAACCGTCAGTTCCAACTGACCCTCGTGGGTGCACATCTGCAAATTAAAAATGAGCTTACAATTAATCATTTGGATGAGTTGTGTAAACTGTGTCGCCAAGACGGACTTGATCTGAACGAATTAGCCAATCGCCAAGACGGCCCAACCAAACGGGCCTATCTTTGGCTCACGACTTGGTGCGAGTTCAAAGATTGGAGCCAGATAAAGGATATCCTGCGTCGTGTCCAAATCATTTACGTAGGCAACGATGCGACCTTAATTGAGCGCTCAATGGATGCACTTGGTCGCCACTTTGGCGATCCTAGACGGACACTTGACCGCTTAATTACGTATATCACAGCTGAGACATCTGACGTGTCGGCTTTAGGGTGTCATGCGGTTGTCCGAGAACTAAAGGATGAACTTCGTTCAGATACCGAAACCTGGGCTCAGTATCTGTTAAACGATGAATGTCTGCCAACCGGCAAGTCGTGGTCGTTAGCTGGGACTCATGACCTTGGTAGTATGGCTCCTAGGTCTGCGAAGGGAGTTGTCGAGCATATGTGGAGTAGTATGCCTGGAATCCGTAAGCTCAGGATATACGCCCCATACACAGCCCCCATAGGTACAACTCTTACTCTTCCAACAGCAATACTACGCATGGCTTTGCACTTACCCAATGGCAGTCAGAGTCTGATGCTAGGCGAATCAACTTGGCGCAGTAGTGTCGGCCTTGAAATCGGGCATACGCTCGGTTGTGCAGAAAGCGACCTTAGCAATTTACCGTGGCTTGAAAACCCCGGGCGTCTTGCTTGCGCGCAGGCTCACGAGTTCAAGACACAAGGCGTGGCCCGAGCGGAAGCCGATGCGCTCGCAGGTGCCATGGATGACCTTGTGTGGCAACGCCTAATTCAAGGAGTTTCTGAAAAGCTTACCGCCATTACAGATTCGGCCCTTGCTGACGCCATGGAGACGGTTTGGTTGGAATGGTTGGACGGGTTCGTCAAGAACCCTGAGAGCCGCCGAAAATTTCTGGATCAGCTACTGTATCCAAAAACGGAAGGGAGAAATGCAAAACATGCACTTCGCCTTGGCCCGCGTACTTTGGATCTGCTGGTCACCGCAGTTGAAACCTTATTGCTGGTTGTGGTGGGGGTCGGTGAAAGTGGTACCGACTGGGCGTCCTTCCCCAATTGTGGGCAAGTTTTGAGTATCGCACTTAAGTACTGGTCTGGCCCCTCTGGCAGCGCTCCAGAAGTTCGTGAGCTGTCTGACGATCCTTTGATGACGGTTATCGGCCCTTCTCCTACCCCTATCGTAATATTGTCAGGCGTGAGCACCTCCCCTTCAGATCTATTGAACATAGGGATGGCTGACGACGCCGAGACGGCTACCAATATGGCGGCTGAGCGCCAGCCACACCTGCTCGTCACCAGGTCAGGAGCGTTTAATCATCTGCGTAGGGGGAGTTTGGCCTCCGTACGCCAACACTTCAGTAAGCAATGGCAAGATCGACTACTCGCTCGAGAGTCAGCCATTGAGAAGAATACGAAAGGACCTTGAAATGCCAACAATCCCGGAGATCGTAACAGCCATCTTAAAGCGTGCTGAAGATCGCTATGAAGTTTCTTTGCCTGATGCGTTTGAACTGGTGTCTCCGTCGATTGAGATCGATTTTAATGCGGTGCAACTCAAACGGATTAATCGAGAAGGTGCGGGCTGGCGAACTGTATTAATCACAGCCTTTCCCTTCGATTCTGCCAAAATACAAGGCGCATTTCGATGGGCTGCTGATGTCCGTGACATGCTTGCAGAACCGCTGACAGCAGACCTCTACATGTTCATGCTCATCGAAGGTATTGCGTCAGAAGATGCCGCGCGCCTCGAGACAGACGATCGTTTCTGCAGAAAGGTAGTGATCCGAGGACATGAAGATATCGATTCCTTTTTAAATCGCAGTTTCTTGGCGTCCCTTACACCCGCGGAGGGATCAAACGATATCAGTGACCCACTCTTAGCGTCCTTGGCCTCACTAAGCCAGACACACTCTTGGGTGGAACCGCATCTTGAAACATGGCGAGAATTACTACTGTCTGAAAAATCAGGCGATGATATCGTTAAAGCCCTTAGGGTTGCGGCGTTTGGTGATGAGGATTTTCAATGAAACAGCTTAAATCCATTACGCTCTCCAACATCCGCAGGTTTAGCGCCGAAACTACTATTGAGCTCAGCCGCGGTGCAACCATTCTCCTAGCCCCCAATGGTACTGGAAAGACAGCGTTCTTCGAAGCCATTGAGCTCAGTCTCACAGGCAATATTTCGCGACTTGGCGAGAATCTTTCACCAATCATTCGAGATACTCAAACCATGGCTCGAGTGAGCTTGGATTTCGGTGATGTGCAAGCTTCTGCTCAAGTGAACAATCAAGGTGCTGTTGAACGAACGGGCGACCTTAGTCCTCTTTTTCCAGATACAAATCCGGAGGACATACCGTTTTTGCTGAGGCTTACTCATCTGCTTGATCAGCGGGAAGGGGAATGGCTGGTAAAGGCAGATTCCAAAGTTGCGGGTTCTCAATTGGCACGGTTACCGATTGGTAAGGATGGTGCTCAAGTGAGTTCTGCCCTTGGCGGCATTCGGCGGGCACTTACTGAAAAACTGAAACAAGCAAAGAGTGCACTTGAAACGCTCGAAGCAGAATTTGGTGAATGGCAAAGCTTGGTTCTTGAACGGGATCTGGCAGCGTCTCAGTCTCAAGGCGCACTTCGTAGTAAAGAAGATATCGCTGAATCCATTTCGGAAATCGCGCGTCAGACGCAGAGCTTAGAACAATTACGCGTAGGTTTACTGGTGCCACCATTGGGCGTGGATAGCTTGGAAACAGTGTATGATACATTAGAGCAATCGGTGCAAGTTAAGCTAAATCGACTTCGTGATCAGATCACGGAGTTGGTGGAAGTTGACGGACTTATAGGCCGGTTCATTTCTGAGCAGGCACGTTCGGAGCAGCTTGGTAATGATCTTATCACTGTTACACAGGAGCTTGCTCAAAAGAAACAAGCACGCTCCCTAATCGTTGCCACACATGATCAATTCCAGCAAGAACTGATAGCAGCTGAAGGTGAGCGGGATTCGATCGTTAAGCAGCTCAATCGACTCATTAATGAGGCTCATGCCAAAGAGGCTGTCGAGCAACGCACGCAAGACTTGAAGATCGCTGACAAAGCTTTGGCCGACTCTGAGTCTTTGACCTCCATCTCTCGTAGCATACATGAAGGCAACCAACAGCTTAGCGTCCAACATGACCTTATCAACAGACAACGCAAAGCATTACAACAAATAGATGCTGAGCTTCTCACCGCTCATCAACTCATGAAACGTTGGGAGGAGACTCTTCAGCACGTTGCAGACATTACGGGTTCTATCTTTGGGGAAGAGGTACAAGAGGGTGTTCTTCAAGAACGGCTTCGCACCGCTATTTCGTCAAGGGTTTTGGCGGAAACAGAAGCACTGACTGCGAAAAGCCATCACCAGACATTGGCTTCGGCAACTGATTCGATAAGGCAAGCCGTAGCGTCCATCGCGGCCCATCTACCTAGCGATCGTGGTGACTGCCCCTTATGTGGTGAAGAGCATGGAGCAGTAAGCCTCCATCAACGAATTACCAAATCTTTGGAGGCTATGGACCCTAAAGTTGTCGATGCCGAACGACGCGTCAAGATAACAACTGATGCTTTGCGTGAATGCACTGAGGCAGTAACACACGCCGAAGCAGAATTGGATGCATGCAAGAGCAGAATTATTGAACTAAAATCTCAGCAGGCGAGACTGGCGGCTGATATCAATGATATCAAAATGAATGCTCTGTCCGACGGCGATACGGTGCTACTCGCGAAAGAGTCAATCCGACGTCGCGAAAATGCGAATGCTTCAGCCAAGCTCCAACTCGACAAGAAACAACATAATCTTGCATCCCCTCCGACACCTGAAACTCTGGAGCAGACTAAAAATGCTTACGATTCGGCTGTTCGTGCACTGGACTCTGCCCGACAGGGCCGATCAGAAGCTATCACTAATCTTGAGCAGACGACCGCGGCATTAGCAGCAATCACTGCAGACGCTCCGCCATCAAAAACACTGACTGAGTTGTCCCTGGCAAAAAACAAAAATGCCAATCAGCTCATTGAATTGAGTGCTAAGTTGGTTGCGGAGCAATCAGCTTTAGACCGGCAACAGGTTCAACTGACCGATGTGATGAATAGGGTTTCTGACTTGGAAAAACAGCTCACTGATGTCCAATCTCGACTTGCTACAGTCCGATCTTCATGGCGTCAGCTATCTTTTCCTGGCGATCCAACTGTCGAGGTTGCGAGTAGTAAAGAAGCTCAATTGCAGTCATCCGTTACTGACCTTTCTCGACATTCAGAGCAGCTACAAACTATCAAAATCGAAATTGGCGCATGGAGTAAGTTGGAACAGAAACGCCTCGCTCAGGGTCTATTAGATCGTCGTCGCGGAGAGTTATCAGAGGGAGAGTTCATTGCCAATATTCGTCAGCGAATTGAAAAAGAAAAGTCGGGTCAGATACAGCTGTCACAACTATCTGAAGCGATAGAGACGCTCAATAAGCACCTATCTACCGAAATCGGTAATGTTCAAAAACATGTGCTCGCCGTAGTTCCGCGGTGGCAGGCGCTATTGAAGCGAGTGGTTAGAGAACAACGCTTTACCGGGACGAATCTAGATTTTCGAAGTATCTATAGAAAGGAACATGCTGAAGTATCGGCACCGCTACATGGGGAATTGGTCCCGGTACAGGCCATAGCCAGTGAGGCTCAACTGACTGATTTGCAGCTTACCTTTTTGCTGTCAATGGCACTGGATCATCAGTGGTCCTCTTGGCGCGGGCTGCTTCTAGACGACCCAACCCAGCACCATGACCTAGTACATGCAGCGTCAGTTTTCGATTTGCTTCGTGATTATATCGTCGATCATGGCTTCCAAGTTGTAATTGCAACTCATGACGCCCTTCAAGCTCGTTACTTCATGCGTAAGTTGCAAAATGACGGAATCGAAGCACGTTTGTGGTCACTCATCCCAACCCCTGAAGGCGTTACAGCCTCAGAAAGCACCTGGCCGGGTAAAAGTTAGTCTACATGGCGGCACTGTTGCAAAATTCAAGCGTGCCTACCTGTAACGGCGATGGTTTATACATGAATTATATCAAACAGGCGATCTTTCCGCCTCCAGTGCCAGTCAGATGTGCTGTGGCGTCAGCATAGGCACAGTGCCTGCATCACAGCCCGTAACTGAACGAGTTGACAACGGACCGAACAGCCCTTGGGAAGGTTGAGTGTCACCGTGTTGGCGTCGTTATTCTCAGGTACAACCCGTTGTGCAGGAATAAAGGTGGCAGGAACAGCAACGGTGGGATGTTTGAGCCAGTAATTAAAGGTGGCCGGGTTAAGGTCATGCAACTGGCAATAGTACTGTTTAGACATTCCACTCTGCTGCCAGGCATCAATATGGTGCTGTCGTTCACTGCGAGAATATCGTATTGTCATATTTCACCTCGGGTTTTTTGTCTTGACCGAGGTTAGAATGTGATAGCTGAGTTAACAATAAGAGTTCACCGGACGCTTACGAATTAACTAAAGGTAAGGCGAGTCTTCGGGGGTTTTATACTGATAGCGTGCTGAATGCCTACGGAATCGCGTGTCAACGTTATCTTGATGGTAAGCTAGATTGGACGAGATTTTCAAAAGCATACGCGGCTAGACTGAACAAGCTATGCTCAAACGTTGCCTGCAAAGCGACTATTAATGATAAAAACTTTAATTTCTCAGCACTAAATAAGCAATTGAATTATAATGAAAATCAAGAAGGAAAGCCTATTTATAATCCATACTTTGATGGTCGATTTTTAGTATTTTCAGATCAATAAACTGACAACTTGATACTTTTTGATGAAGGCTATGTGGCTACATCTCGCAACCACACTGAAGGTATACCTTAACCCTATATTGCCGTCCATATATTGAACGATAGGACGGCTTGATTCACGTTATTTTGCTTATTAAGGCCTCAAAAGAAGAAGCTCGCGAATAACAGCATGATGAGTATTTTTCATTGGTACTTCTTCTATTCGAAAACCATAACGTCCAGCCAATTCACGTACTTCAGGGGCATCATCGTAAGTCATCATAACGGAACCAGCGACTGTAGACATTAGAGAAAATAATCCCTCATGATCCACTTCATTATGGGAGTAAAGTCTCGAACCCGCTTTTTTACCGCCAGCAGTATAAGGCGGGTCTATGAAGAAAAAAGCTTCTTTATCATGTGCATATCGACGAACAACTTCAAAAGCATCCGCTTGCTCAAAGGTGATCTGTTCACGCAGGGTTTGTAAAGCCTCAATACGCCTAGCTAGTGTTTCAGGGTACCAACGAGACTTTAGACCACGACCAGCTTCTCCGGATTTTATTAATCCTGCACCTGCAGCCATTATTCCGCCTCTTTGCATACGATTCTTAACAATGGTGCGAAAAGCACGTTCGCGGACAGTTTGTGGATTACCGTCGAGAATTATTCGTACATTTTCAAGATTCACATCAAAGTCAATTATGGCTTGACGCAACCATGCAACCTCTTCTTCTTTTTCATGGAATATTGCTTGCCAGACAGCTGAAACATCATCATCTAACTCACTCAGGAAAACATGATCGGCTAACTCTTCCGAAGCTGCTGATAGGCCAACCATTGCCCCACCAGCAAAAGGCTCAACTAAAACCGATGGTCGATTCCCTGATATAGTCAGCCACTTACGAATTTCAGGCACAAGCCAAGTTTTCCCGCCAGGATAGCGGAAAGGACTTAGTTGCTTGACTTGTGCGACGTTAGTTGGTTTTTTCTTATCTTGCAATTGTATAACAAGTGAAGCCAAAGCTTCTGCTTTGATGGGATCAACTAAATGGCTTCTTAGACCTTCAAAGGCGGGTTTACACTCCTCATGAACGAGAACTGTGGTTTTATTAATTCTTTGTTCTTTAAGGCGATCTGTGCGACGTTTTTGTCTTTTTGATGCAGTAGCGTCAGTTGTCATGATTGCTAGTCTCCGTGAATATTCACGGAGACTAGCAATCATTAACAACCGCGTCAATGACCGTGAGTACTCACGGTTTATTTTTCATCAATACTGACTTAGTTTGATGCATCATTTCCACTTCCCTTCAACGAAAACTTTTCCAGGGGCTCAGCCAAAGGAGCTGTTGCGATTGCTTTACTGCTTATTCTATTTTCAAAAATTGATAAAGCTACCGGCTTACCGCCAGTCAGTCCTTCAACCGAACGTTCGAGTGTGGTGTACCTTACCTCGTCACGAACAATACGTGTTCGCTTCTCGCCTTCAACTTCTTCAAAACGGACGATGAACCATGCTATATCAGCATTTGATATATCCGAGACATTGTCCATTTCGCCAATTGAGTCAAAAAAGGCTCTATCAACAACTACTGCCATTTTTTTCCCCCATCGACGCAATGTAGGAACTTTAATTTGGAGCTGAGGCATTAATCTTTTAGGGCCGCTACTGCGATAATCAGGTCTACGGCGGCCAGCAGGAAAGATAACCCAATCAACGGAGTTATCTGCGAATGCTTCAAATTCCCCTCGCATCGCATTTCCACTGAAGTACACAGCTTGAATTTCAAGAGCAGCCCAGTCCATAGGAGCTCCATTGGATGTTTTGGAGCTTACTAGAACCATGTCTATGCGCCCAACGTCATCCCCACCCTCGCTATCAGTTGATGCACCTGCTTCTAAAAAACCAACTTCCCCGACTAATAATGGCTCCGGATCCCCTAGGATTGTTTCACCTACCCACTTGAATACTTCTAATCCTTCATGAAAACGATAGGGACAAGTAGCACGTAATTCGCCTTGTTTTCCAGCAACAGGAACACCAACAGCCCGCCCATTATCAGGATGAGAGTCGTAGGAATAAAGACGAAGCGAACAGACTCCTCCGTCCTTTGAACAAATCGCATCCTGTTTGCGGGCTTGGAAAGGGCATGGCTGCACTTTTCTATCCTTCTTTGGCCTAAGCATCTCAGAAGCATGATGCTGACGTTCTTCACCTGAAAGTTGGATTAAGTTATCACCAAACCATTCCCCAATGCCGAATCGTGGTGTTAAGTCCTTGATTTTTCTTTTCATACCTAATAATAACGCCAAAGTGAGTTAAATTTAAACAGGCACAGTAACAAGACAAATGAAAACCATATCTTATCTCAACCTTATGTTTTAATTTGAAAAATTAATATTTTCACTTAACTCTTTCGTAGGTTTATTGAAATCCATATTTCTCTCTATGCTGGTTAAAGGCACTTTTTCCTCCGTCTAGAATACTGGCTGACAGACGTTGTATCTTAGGTAAGTCAATAGCACTTTGTTGCTCCGTGAGAATATGACCATGGTTGTCTTCAACACTAAGAACACCCATCCACTCTGCATCACCAAAAACGGGTATGTTAGCGTCGTGCGTGGCAAATAAAAACTGGCGGGCTAACTTTGCCTTGCGTAGTCCTGCAATGAAGGCATTATCCTGATTGTCTTCTGGTTGATCGAGAATGAGCAGGTTACGACCATCATAAACCACTAGTGATTAGAATCTACACATGTCGCTGACAAAATGTCGTTTTTGTCATGTCTTGACTCAAATTTTACCTTTAGGAATTGGTTAAATCTTTTATTTTCCCTCAAAACTAATTGACTCACATTCCAAGCAATTTCAGACAGATATTATCTCAGTGAATTACCCTCGAAGCCTTCATGGCTCGGGGGTTTTGTTTTTCTGTCTGAGGTCGTTTAATGAAAAAATCAGAAGGTCTGCAGGCCATCGAAAAGCCGCTGGCGTCGCTCCCCCATGCCATTGGCAAACATATTCTTGAGCATATTCAAAAGCTCACTCACTACGAACCGGTTATCGGCATTATGGGTAAAACAGGCGTTGGAAAATCGTCGCTCTGCAATGCACTTTTCCAGGGTGAGGTCACGCCCGTCAGTGATGTCAACGCCTGTACCCGTGACGTGCTGCGATTGCGGCTGAGTAGTGGTGAGCATAGCCTGATATTGGTTGACCTACCCGGTGTAGGCGAGAGTGAACAGCGGGATAGCGAATATGAATCTCTGTATCGCCATATCCTCCCTGAGCTGGATTTAATCCTGTGGGTCATCAAAGCTGATGATCGTGCTTTCTCCATCGATGAACGTTTCTACCGGCGTGTGATGACTGACTACCAACAACGGGTGCTGTTTGTCGTTAACCAGGCTGACAAAATCGAGCCATGCCATGAATGGTATGTCAGCGGCAATGCGCCATCACCGCACCAGTTGGTGAATATTGAAGCAAGGCTAGAGTCCATTCGCCAGCTATTTTCACCGCATCATCCGGTATCTGTCGTCTCTGTCAGGACTGAATGGAATCTGCCGTCAATGGTCGAAACCATGATGCTTTGCCTGCCTGACCGAGCCACCAGCCCGCTGGCGACGCAACTGCACGGGAGGTTGTGTAGTGAACCAGTAAAAAAGCAGGCGCGTGAGGGTTTTGGCAATGCAGTGGGGGAGGTATTTGATTCTGCGGAAGTGGCATCATTTATTCCCGCATCACTAAAAGCGGTCATTCGTACCGTCCGCGAGACCGTGGTATCCGTTGCCCGTGCCGTTTGGGACTGGATTTTCTTCTGAGTTGACGCACCTGCCGTTATCTTCGGGACATACCCTGTCCGTTCTGACGTTTTATAAGCTACCGAATTTATTATGTTTTCTCTCTAAGCCCCGCCACGGTTGATTTCGGCAACAGTAAAAAATATGTCTTCTTGTGTCCATTCCCTGTCCCACCCCCTCGTTAAAATAACTGTTTTATTTTCAGCTAATTATCTCACTGGAGAACCTGTCCCATGGCTCAGGTTGAACGCCGTCATGACCGGCTTGCCGTCAGGCTGTCGTTAATTATCAGTCGTCTGGTGGCGGGTGAAACACTGGATTTGCGAATGCTGGCAACTGAATTTGGCGTGTCGGTTCGTACTCTGCGCCGGGACTTTCGGGAACGGCTGATGTATCTGGATCTGGAGTATCGCAAAGGTCAGTGTCGCTTGCTGTCCGGTGGCCGACAGAGAGAACTGGCGGTGATGACGTTTGCTCGCCAGTCGGGGGTTGAAGCACTGTTTCCTGATATGGATAACCATATGGTCGCCTCACTGTTGAGTGGGCCGGGGGAGTCTCCCTGTCTTATCTGGCAGGGAGCAGCACAGGTGTCATCCCCAGACTCGGGCATATTCACCCAACTGGTGAGCGCGGTATCGGAACACCGGAAGGTGACGTTGCTGGGGAGCGGTTGTCGTTGCACAGGCCTTGCTCCCTATCGCCTGGTTCTGCGTGAGGGCGAGTGGTATCTGACGGGTGAGCATCAGGCCCGGATTGCCGTTTTTCCCCTGACCGATATTCGGGCAGTCACGCTCCACAACGGCAGCTTCGCTCCAGATATAGCGATGCGCGGCATCCTCTCTCACCCGGATTTTCTTCAGGCCTTACCCCACTTTCGCTTTTTCCATTCATTGCTTGTCGCAACTGACGGCGGGCTTATACCTCAGAAGGAATAATCACAATGAAATTGCTTACCACTACAGTGCTGGCCGCCAGCTTTTGCCTTGGTGCTGTTTTTCCGGCTGGCGCAGGAAACACTGTCGGCACAGTCAAAGCCTGGCAATACATGCAGGCTGACGGTTGGAAATCCGCCGATGGTATGGATGACAACACGCTGCACAACATGCTCTATCAGGCCAGTGTGATTGATAACTACCCGTGGACGAAACAGTTTCTGCTACGTGTTCGTGGCGGCGGTGCCATTTTCCTGGCCGACAAGAAAACCCACACCATTCGCCAACTAAAACTGAATCCTGTCGGTGAAACCTACAACGATATTGAAACGGTTTATCAGGGAGAAGATAAAGGAGAAGGATGCTATTTCGCCATTATTGATAGTCAATACCAACTCAGGGATCAAGCTGAGCGAGCAGCTGTACTGGCTGAGGACTCAGCAAAAGCCATAGAGCTTGCCTGGCAGCAATTTAGTCCAAAAGTAGTCATGGCAATCTCAGAGAATTGTGTTAACAAACAACAGCAGTCTACCTTAGCGGCTAAGCGCTCGGAAAGTGACCGAAAACTGCAGCAATGGGTGGCGCAGCAGAGCATGGCGGAATTGTGTCGTCGCACGGGCAACTGCTGATCTTTTCTTAATAACACAAAAGGCAAAGATCGATGGAAAAGGATTATCAGAAGGTTATTGCGATACCGACTCTCACGACGGCAAGGGTATGGGCAAAGCCTATTTACCGCAAAATCGCGCCACCCATGAGCCAATTTGTTAAAGCCTTACCCGTCATCGCCGGTTTAATGCTGTGTCACCTGCCATCCGCTTATGCTGACGAACAACGCTATATCAGCATCCGCAACACGGATACGGTCTGGGTGCCAGGCAATGTTTGCGTCTACCAGTTCCGTCTGGATAACGGCGGCAGTGGCGAGGGCTTCGGCCCGCTGACCCTTTCCCTGCGTCTGAAAGGCAAAAGTGGCAACACACTGGCAATGGGGAATATGGAGGTAGCCGCGTTTGGTGACAGCGATGCCACGCGGTCTCAGGAAGCATCACTGGAAAACGAATGCGTGGAAAACGTCAGCGCTGTTGAAATCATGAAGGCGACCGAAGAGCACAACGGCCATCAGGTTAGGCTGCCGCTGTCTATATTCGATCCACAATATTATCAGCCACTGCCGGTATCGGTTGCCGGGAATAAGGCATCATAACTGGCTTAGCCTTGCATCTGCCAAACCTTAACTTAACACAATCCCCTAACTACACATCAGGCCATGCCTCCTTCGGGAAGCATGGCCTTTTTGTTTTTAATCTCTGAATAAGGAACTAACCATGACCCGATTAGCCAGCCGCTTTGGTGCAGTTAATCTCGTTCGCCGTGACCGACCATTAACACGTGATGAACTGGCCCATTACGTGCCGAGTGTGTTCAGCGAAGATAAACACGAATCCCGTTCAGAACGCTACACCTGCATTCCGACCATTACGCTACTCGAAAACCTGCAGCGTGAAGGCTTCCAGCCGTTCTTTGCCTGTCAGACCCGTGTGCGCGACCAGAGTAAACGCGAGCACACCAAGCACATGCTCAGGCTGCGTCGTGCAGGCCAAATCACTGGCAAGCAGGTGCCGGAAATCATTCTGCTTAACAGCCATGATGGCTCCAGCTCATACCAGATGCTACCGGGACTATTTAGATCAGTTTGCCAAAATGGACTGATTTGCGGTGAAAGTTTTGGTGAGGTACGCGTACCGCATAAAGGTAACGTGGTGGAAAAAGTCATTGAAGGGGCTTACGAAGTACTGGGGATATTTGACCAAGTGGAAGAGAAACGTGATGCCATGCAGTCGCTGCTGTTACCGCCACCGGCCCAACTGGCAATGGCAAAAGCGGCATTATCGTATCGCTTTGGTGAAGAGCATAAGCCGGTGACGGAATCGCAGATCCTTTCCCCGCGCCGCTGGCAGGACGAAAGCAATGATCTCTGGACCACTTACCAGCGTATTCAGGAAAACCTGATTAAAGGCGGGCTGTCGGGGCGAACGACCAAAGGTAAGCGCGCTCATACACGCGCCGTTAAAGGTATCGACGGTGATGTGAAGCTTAACCGCGCCCTGTGGGTTATGGCCGAGAATATGCTGCAGCTTGCCTCATGAACCTTTTTATTATCCCTTCCCTCAGGCCTTGCCAATAAACCGGCGAGGCTTTTTGTTTTAAGGAGCAATTATGCCTGTATTCAATTTATCCCCGGTATTTCCTGCAAACGAGCAACGCGTCATTCGTCGGGCGTTACGACTGCTGGAGAAATATCAGCGTCAACCGAGTGAGCCATTTACTTCTACCAGCTTCACTAAAACCTGGCTGCAATTACAGATGGCTCATCAGGAGCGTGAAGTTTTTATGGTGATGTATCTCGACAATCAGCATTGCCTGCTGGGATGCGAAACACTGTTTACCGGCACACTCAGCCATACCGAAGTGCATCCCCGCGAAGTGGTTAAATTGGCCCTGAAGCACAATGCCGCAGCGGTAATTCTGGCACATAACCATCCATCGGGTACGGCGGAAATCAGCCAGCAGGACAAGCACATTACCCAGCGGGTGGTAACCGCATTGGCACTGGTCGAAGTGCGCGTGCTGGATCATCTTGTGGTTGGGAATGAAGTGGTTTCTTTTGCTGAGCAGGGTTTGCTTTAAACGGAGGTTTTCATGCCATTAACACCACCTCATGAATGGGGATTACAAAGCGATATCACCCCACGATTTGGCGCAAGATTGGTTCAGGAAGGTAACCGGCTGCATTATTTGGCTGACAGGGCCGGTTTGATGGGGAGCTTTACACCAGCGCAGTTACAGCGTTTGGAGCAGGCTTTCCGCTGTTTATAGATCAACTGGAAGCAATGCTGCATTCCGGTGAGCTAAATCCACACCAGCAACATCAGGTGGCAGTTCAACTTACTGAATTCACCAGCATAGCGGATACCCGTGGTAGCTGCGGCTACGTTTACATTTCTATTTATCCAACCCAATAACACCTTATCTCTTCTTCTATTATCAGGATTCAACTCATGCAAATTTCATCTGTACCGGCCACGGTGCCGGTTGCGTCACGCCTGTCGCCCGTGCAGGTCTGGCAGCAACTGTTAACGTATCTTTTAGAACACCATTATGGTCTCACGCTCAACGACACACCATTCCATGATGACATGACCATCCAGGAACATATCGAGGCAGGGATCACGCTTGCCGATGCAGTGAATTTCCTGGTGGAGCGCTATGAACTGGTGCGCACTGATCGTAAGGGTTTCAGTTGGCAGGAGCAGACACCATTTCTGACCGCGACAGATATTCTCAGAGCCAGGCGAGCTACCAGGCTGATGAATACATAAATTCTTCGAGCCTCATTCCTGATTTTTACCTCTGCACTTTCCACTCTTTTTATTCATCTCATAATGCGTCTGCCACTTCCGGCAGGCGTGTTTGCTTTTACGGACGATTGACGATGCAAACAGAACCCGACGTGTTAACAGATCACAACGAACTTATCCTTTCGACCAATATTGAACGTGTGGTCACTGGCCGCGATACCGCACTGAAACAAATCGAACAACTCATTCAGCAACTTGCCGACATCTCGACGCTGACCAGTAGTATCGGTGGCAAAACGGCCCGTGACTGGGCGATGCGTCAGGACTTTCGTTGTGGCTGCTGGCTCATGGAAAACGTGAAAGCTGCAATGAGTACCATTACCTGTCATCTTGATCGCAGCATCTGGCGTGATCTGATGCAAAAATCAGGGATGACCTCGTTGATGGACGCTCAGGCGCGTAAGCAATGGGATAATAATCTCGAGGGTGACGATATTCCTGAGATCAGCGAAGCCAACATTCTTAGCACCTTTGAGCAATTGCATCACAGTAAAGCGGATGTGTTTGAGCGGGGGATTATCAACGTGTTTAAGGGATTATCATGGGATTACAAAACAAACTCGCCTTGCCAGTTCGGCAAAAAGATTATTGTAAATAACCTGGTGGATCACAACCGCTGGGGATTTAAGCTCAATTGGGGATGGCGTAGGGATCAACTGGCTGACCTGGAACGCATGTTGTTTCTGTTAGATGGAAAACCCATTCCGGAAAATCGCCACGATGTGACGGTCAGACTGAGTGAGCACATCAACCATAAAAGCGCATCGGAGATCTTCGACGATGAGTATTTTTCGATACGCTACTTTCAGAAAGGCACAGCACACATCACTTTTAAGCGGTGTGATCTGACAGAAAAGATGAATGATATCGTGGCAAAGCACTATCCGGGGATGCTGGCAGCGAGATGAAGAGGGCAGGGAGGCAATTCCTTACCTGACCCATTACCTGACCCAATTCGTATAAAACGAAAAAGGAGTCAGACGATTTCTCATCTAACTCCTTGTTTTATTTGGTGGCCCCTACTGGACTTGAACCAGTGACCAAGCGATTATGAGTACAGTGTATGGGCCTTTAAAATCAATTAGTTACAATGATATCAATAAGTTGCATAGTGAATGTAGGTGAATGTTAGTGAGGGTTCCTTTCTTCTGCTGCCATTTTGCTGCCAATCCCTATCAGATTAAGCGGATTGAAATCTATAGCTTCATTGAGGTGGTTTGGTGAGAAATGGGAGTAACGCATTGTCATCTTTATATCGGTATGTCCCAGTATTCTTTGTAGTACCAAAATATTACCGCCCGCCATCATGAAATGGCTGGCAAAAGTATGCCGTAACACATGGGATAGTTGACCAGCCGGTAAGTTAATCTTTGCCCGTTTTAATGCAGTTCTAAAAGCTGAATAGCAGGATACGAAAAGCGGTTCGCCAGACTCTTTTTTAGGGATGGATTTTATTAATTCTTCGCTAACCGGGATTGTTCTGTTTTTTTTGCCTTTAGTTTTTATGAATGTGATCCGGTCTTTGGTTATTTGAGACAGTGATAATGATTCAGCCTCAGACCATCTGGCCCCAGTTGCAAGGCAGATTTTAACCACGGTCAATAAATCGCTGGCGCTACTGTTAGCGCATTCTCTCAAGAGGGTGTCAATTTCTTCTAACCGAAGAAACGCCATTTCACTCTCATCTGTTCTGTAGGGGCGAACATTTTTTAAAGGGTGTTCAGCTTTCCACTCATCCAGTCGAATTAACTCATTAAACATGGCTCTGAAATAAGCCAGTTCAAGATTGACTGTGCGTGGACTAACTTTTTTTACCCGTGTATTACGCTGCAATTCTCCACTTAAACGTTTCTCTCTATACTGAGAAAATAGCTTGGCGTTGAACTCAGTCGCTAAAGGTTTACCCATAGACTCATAGGCATAGGTCATTGCATCTTTTCTTCTATCACCGTCTTCTAATGTGACGCCATGTGCTCTATGCCATGTATCAACTAGATCAGAAACAGTTCGTTTGTCCTGCTTTTCGCCCAGCCACGGTTTTTGTTCGGCTTCATCTTTGACATGGCGCTCATACGCTAACGCTTCCCCTTTAGTAGAGAATTGTTTTCGTATTCGTCGCCCATCCCGCCCATTAGGGAAACACTGTACTTGCCATTTCCCCGTAGCGAGTTTTGCTACTGCCATTGCGCACCTAACTCTTTAGATTCAGGGACTTTAGAATTAATCATGCTTGAATCCTTTAAATTTCTGGTTTTAAGAGCAAGTCATTACAACACGGCCCAACACATTTATATCTTCTAGCTCACAATCAAACGCCATGCCAACACCACTAACTTTAACTCTCCGAATCGGGATGCGAGTTAGGTCGCGAATGCTGATTTTTCCCTCAATATCTACCAGCCATTTACCGTCATATACTTCAGAAAAGATGCAATCCACTATGTAGTGAGTTTCACCATCAAGAATTACTTGCGGCTTTCCCATTGATAGCTGAGATGGCAGGAATAAATCCTTATCAAACATTAAATAGCTAGCATCAAATAGCTGGCCGTCAATCAGTTTCTTTTTAGGTATTTTGAAAACATCTAACCGTCCATCATCAAACTTTTTACCTGTTCCAGTGGCAAGCCATTCCAAATTAACACCAGTCTCAGCTATGCACCGGATAGCTAAGTCTGATGGGAAATGGTTGCGTTTGTAGCGCATAGATAAACTACTGCCAGAAATATTTAGATGATTGCAATAATCAATTTTTGATGTAAAACCATACGCCTCAATGATCCGGTCAAGGACTTCCCCCCCACCTGTTTCAAAATGCCATTGCCTCGTAGCGAGTTTTGCCATTGCGCACCTAATCCTTGAATTTTTTGTTTTTTAAGAGCAAGTCATTACGATGCGGCCTAACACCTTTATATCTTCTAGCTCACAATCAAACGCCATGCCAACACCACTAACTCTAACTCTCCGAATCGGGATGAGCGTTAGGTCGCGAATACTGACTTTCCCCTCAATATCTACCAGCCATTTACCGTCATATACTTCAGAAAAGATGCAATCCACTATGTATTGGGTTTCTCCGTCAAGCACTACCCGCGGCTCTTTTAAAGGAGGTTGCCCGGGTAGGAAGAAAGCTTTATCAAACATAAGGTAGCCAGCTTCATAAACTCTGCCATCAATTAACTTTTCTTTACGGATTTTAAAAATATCAGTCTGGCTATCGTCAAACATTTTCCCTTCGCCTGTCGCTAGCCATTCCAGATTTACCCCTGTTTCAGCCATACACATAACGGCGAAATCTGCTGGGAATCCCCCTCTCTTGTAACGGGAGGATAGGCTACTAGCTGCAATATCAAAGTGCTGAGCCAGCATTATTTTAGAACTGAAGCCATATGCAGCAATGATGCGATCGAGCACTGCGGCACCATCTGTATTTATATCCAGCTTGAATTTTGCCATTAGAAGTTGTCTCTGCTTATTCGCAAAAAGAGAATTAAAAGTTGACCATTCGCTTTTTGAGAAGTAACCTGACTTCGGTTTTTTGAAATTGCGAATATTGCTGAGTATTACCGTACTCAACCTAACAAGGAATTTTGCCTTATGCGTCCTAACATTACAATCGTCATCCCTACACCATATTTGCCGCTTGCGGAGTATTGCCGCTTGCATGGTCTGGCCATTGGCACCGCCCGAGACATGATTGCAGATGGTCGGCTTCCGATTAAGCCAAAAGGCGATAAACCAAGAGCGGCAGTTGAGATCAATATGGCTAAGCTAACCGTACAAGCCCTTTCTGAATGCAACATTTCACTTTCTGTTTGATTCATTCTGAATCTTTAGGGTGACGCTAACAATGTTTGATTATCAGGTTTCTAAACATCCGTACTTTGACAATGCCTGCCGCCAGTTTCCAACGCGCCACAATCTGACGCAGTTGGCGAAACAGTTGGATATGAATGCGCAAACGTTGCGGAATAAGCTCAACCCGGAGCAACCGCACCAGCTTACGGTTACTGAATTGCTTGCGATCACAGATGCAACAGAAGACGCCAACCTTATCGATGCCATGTTGGCGCAAATAAACTGTATGCCGTCAGTGCCAGTAAATGAGGCCAGCGCTGATAACATTTCTACCTACGCGCTTAAAGCAACTGCCGCCGTGGGTTCGATTGCTGCCGCAGCGGTGCAGGGCAATCACAAAACAGCATTCAGCAAATCTGCTCTGCTGGATAGCGTTAATACTGCGATTCGCCATCTGTCACTGATTGGCCTGACAGTGCAATGTCGTATTCAGTCAACCCCTGCTCTTGCTTCAACCGTTGATGTTATTAGCGGGTTGAGTGCTGCCGCCGGTTTGAGTTGAGGTGTCTTTATGATTATTTCTATTGCTCCACTGTTAAAACAGCAAAGCCCGGTAAGCCTGCGCCATTTCGGCCACGGTATGCTGGAGTTGAAGAACGGCCAGCGCTGGAAGCCGGGAAGTAATCAAAAGGCGCTTTTACAAGAACTGTCCTCTGCAAAGAAGACGCCAATATTACGCCGTCTGTTCGGGCGTTAATTGGAGGTTATATGTTGCAATTAACGGAGTCTGAAAATAAAAGGATGATTGGTATTACCAGAATCTCTGAGATTAAGGGTAAATACTTTCACAATAGAAGTAGCGAAAATATTGCTCAAGAGACTTTTGATAAATCACCGGAAAGTCTGCGTAAAACAATTTGTATGTATGCGGGTTTGAAAAGTAGGCATGTAACAATGAAATTTGCAGAGCTTAATTTATCTGAAAGAGTAAAGGTGGTTGATGCTTTAAACTCATTAATTGACTTTGTTAATTCATTGCCGCCACTTGTCAGTAGTGATGATTGCACCATAAACATTAAGAATTAACTATAACCGTAATACATGGCGTTTTACTCGCCGGGTTTCGTATTGCCTAAAAACGGGAGTTATATAATGAAAGAAACAAAACTAAATCGCTCACCACTTAAGTGGGCTGGCTCAAAGGCGCGTATTATGCCTGTCCTACGTCCACATTTACCTGCCGGTAAGCGATTGGTGGAGCCGTTTGCTGGTTCATGCTCTGTCATGTTGAATACTGATTATGATGAGTATTTGATTGCTGATATTAATGCGCATCTGATTAATTTTTATAATATGGCAAGGTGTGAAACTAATGATTTAATAAATATGGCTAGCTCACTATTTTTCACTGCAAACACACCAGAACAGTATTATATATTTCGTAATATTTTCAACTCGGGTAATCGTGATGAGCTATCAATGGCTGTGATTTTTCTTTATTTAAATCGTCATTGTTTTAACGGACTATGCAGATATAACAAATTGGGTGGTTTTAATGTCCCCTACGGTAAGTACAAATCTCCTTATTTTCCAGAAGCTGAAATACGTTTCTTTGCCGAGAAAGCCAAGAAAGCAATATTTATATGTTGTGACTTCTCCGAAGCATTAGAGATGACTTTGCCCGGAGATGTGATTTATTGTGATCCGCCTTATATCCCTGCATCTATCACGGCTAACTTTACTGGCTATCATGCTGATGGATTTAATAACGACCAGCAATACCGACTATCCGTGTTATTGGCGCGCGCTGCTGAAAATGGCTGTCATGCTATTGCTTCAAATAGTGACACGCATATTAGCCGCGATCTTTATCACAACTTTACTCTCCACGATATCGTCGCGCCTCGCTCTGTCAATTGCAAGGGTGAAGGTCGTAGCAGTGTGAGTGAAATAATAGCGACTAAATCCCCAGCCTCAGTATCTGAGAAAATATATCGGGCTTCTAATAAGGCGATCCCATTTTGAATAATAATATTAAATCAATCCGGTTTATAGGAGTTGATTTGGCTAATCCCGGCAGTGAACACACTGTGATGTCAGTCGAATCAATGGAGCTAATGCTCAATGAAGCTCGAATAGATGAAAGGAAGAATCAGGCCGCGCTGGTTTCATTTCGTTTGGATGAGATTGCTAATCAAATTCTAAACCGAGAATTGAGTGGCGTAGAAGCGGCGGAGCTGCTTAATCAAATAGCCGAGGGAATCCTCAACCAAGCGCAGGCGCAACACTGATGACTGCCGAAATTATCATTGATGCTCGTTACGCAATTACTTTATGTGAGCCAACCAAAACTCTAGGACGTATTCCAAACCTCGTGCTTAACGAGATTAGATTCACCAAAGAGAATGAGAGGGTATTGGTGGTAATTGCTCACTATCCGACAAGGGTTAGTTTAGTAAGTGATTTAATTCATCATCGTATTTATCGCTCTGGCGTTAATTCTATTCCGGCACTGGTCGAGGAAACCAAGCGCCTTGCTGAATTATGTGAGAAAGGATTTAAAGATTTTCACTCTCCTGACTTATTACCAAGGTGAAGCAATGAAATTAAGTCTTTGGATTTTCTTTCACGTCATGTTGCCAGCTATATGCGGTGCTGGCTTGGTGATTTTGTGTCTGGCTTTAAAAGTTATTGGGCTGTAATTATGTCTATCAAGCATGGTGCAGGTGACGAGTGAGCATCTCTATTCGTGGCCGTATTACACCAACTCCGCCGCTGCCTTATCCGGGCAGCGGCGCTGCTGTTCCTGCCTATACCTACCCCGGCAGCAAACCGCGCCAAACCTTGCCCGGCATTCAAAGACCGCTTACCCGTGAACAACTGATTCAGGGGCAAGCTGTTTTAGCCAATATCCATAATCTGCCTCACTTCCTGCGTAGCCAGTTCATTTCTCGCTATCAATACCTGTTAGCCAATAAAGGGCTAAACGACGCTAATAAATGGCTGGTATTTGTCTTTGACCAGCGTATCTGGCCGCGTATTCAGGTGGTTAATGGCAAGAATGTTATGCGCCTCAGTGCGTCAATGAGCTTTTCCACTGATGCCCCAACCTATGCCAGCCTAGCGGGTATGCATGATAAAGAGCTGCGCCGCTTTGCCCGCAAAATCGGTGATGAGCTAATGGTGGCGTACAACCATCATTGTGATGAATGCATTAAGGCTAATCAGGGTGACAGGGCTGTTTTATTGCAGACTGATACACAGGTAAGGATATACGGCGATCTTGTCAGAATGGCGCGCGCTTTTAATATCACCCCGATGCACTGGCGCAAATACCTGAAAGGCCGGTTAGATATCGCCTCTGCTATCGCCAGCTTATCGCGGCTGGTTAATCCCGAATGGTGGGAGCGCAAACTCAAAGCACAGCGCACCCGCTGGCGGGAAGCATTATTGATTGCTGTCGGTAATGTCAGCCGGGATATGTCAGCCTCTTCTTATGCCAGTAAGCAAGCAATCCGCGAAGTGTTCGCCCGTCGCCAGTCTAATCTGGAATATCTCAAAAGCTGCCAGTTAGAAAACATTGAAACCGGTGAGCGCATCGACCTGATTGATAAGGTGATGGCGAGTATCTCTAATCCAGAAATTCGCCGTATGGAGCTAATGAGCACCATCGCCGGTATCGAAAAATATGCAACGTCACAAAAACACGTCGGCATGTTCCTGACCGTCACCACTCCGTCAAAATATCACCCGACTCGTGTTATCGGTAAAGGTGATAACGAGAAAGTCCAGCTTAATCATAAGTGGAATGATGAAGCCTATTCACCCAAAGACGGCCAGCGCTATCTCTGCAACATTTGGAGCAAGATGCGCACCGCCTTTAAAGACAACGAATTAAGCGTCTACGGAATGCGCGTAGTTGAGCCACACCATGACGGCACGCCGCACTGGCACATGATGCTGTTTTGCCAACGCCGCCAGCGCCAGCAGGTAATCGACATCATGCGCCGCTATGCGTTGAAAGAAGATGGTGATGAGCGCGGGGCTGCTAAATATCGCTTTGAGTGCAAGCACATGAACAAAGGCGGGGCCGCTGGCTACATTGCTAAATACATTGCCAAGAATATCGACGGCTATGCGCTTGAGGGTGAACGTGATCATGAAACCGGTGAGCTGCTGACTGACTCCGCTGCGGCGGTAACAGCGTGGGCGGCAACGTGGCGCATCCCTCAGTTTCGCCCAATTGGTCTTCCCTCTATGGGAGTCTATCGCGAGTGTCGCCGTATCCGTTCTATTAGTCTGGCTGAGACTTTCGACGAAACTGTGGAAGCCGTGCGCCATGCGGCTGACGAGGGTGATTTTGCTGCCTACATCGCCGCGCAAGGTGGCACCAATTGCGGCAACCAGACTGTTCGTTTAGCCAAGCGCGTCGCCGATGAACTCAACGCCTACGATGAAGAAGTACAGAAAGTCGTCGGTATCTATGCGCCGCATTTGGGCGCTGACCACATTCATGAAACCCGCACAACCCAATGGCGCATCGTTGCTGGTGCCGTTGAGGTTGAGCTTTTGACTTTGAAAAGCGCCTCTGGCGCGCCTCGGAGTCCTGTCAATAACTGTGGGTTAGGTGGAAACACCCAAGGGCCAAATGACCCCAGCGGGCAGGCTAAAACGCCTGTGATGGCGATGGAATACCCACCGGATGCCGTTATTGACTGGTCGGACACTGCCGCCGTGAGGGCGATTGTGGCCCGCGTTAAAGAGAAACAGCCAACAATAAGCAAGATGCAACGCAGTTATGACCCCACCAAGGGCCGACTTATTGCGCCATCCGCCCGTTTAACCCGCGAAGAACGCCAGCGCATCCCCCAAATCCGCAACGATTTACTGTTGAAAGATATCAACGCCCAACGTTGGGAACTGGAATCGTTAGCGCGTGGGGCAAAAATGGCTGTTGGTGATGCGGTGATCCATTACCCGGCACTGTCCGACTGGCCGGAATTCGATGATTAATCTACCTGAGAGAAAACCATGACTAAAACCGCTGCAACGACTCGCAAACAGGCACAGCGCCAGCGTGATAAATCTGCCGGTATCAATGAGATCCGCGCCCGACTGGAACCAGAAGAATACGCGATGCTGACCGAGGGCATGACCGCACGACGTCTGTTCCGGCCAGCCTACGATTTACCGGAATATATCGCGCTGCTTATTCGCCAAGATAACCAGCGACTAAAAGAACAATTGGCTGAACTGGGTAAACAACGTTGCGGCAAATGTGGCGATACCTTGCCGGGTGATCCGAATGGGTGTTGTTTACGGGGTGAGACGGCGTGCTGGCAGACCAAAGGCATCAACAGCCTATTACTTAGCGCAGTTAAACCATTGTGACGCGTCACAACGTTAATTAAATATCTGGTGTGACGTGCTGTGTTCACTGCTTTGAGGCATAAAAGGCTTGTTGTTCAACAGGCTACTTTTTAGATCAATACTTTTTACTCAAGTAAAACCATAGATTTATATAGAAGTTTTCTTAAAAAGTGCATAGTATACTGTATATAAACACAGTATTATTGGATGCTGGAGAATGTCAGGTGAGAGATTTAGATGGGCTAGTTCTGCTAGAGCGGATAGACCTCATAGCTAGAATGTCAGTCAGTGACGACATGAAAAACAGAGATCGTGAAGTGGCGTTGGTGTGGATTGCTGAATTAGCTATAGAAGCTAAGAGTATCTATTTAGATGGGGCAGGGGAGTCCAGTTTACCTTCTTTACGCTGACTTTTAGCGCTGCATGCATATAGTGCATGATTTTGCATGATGAGCCTGAGTCAGAAACTCCCCCTTAGTCCCAGTCCCGGTGCGGTTCTCGATACCTCATGCAGGTGCATGAAAAGCGACCTGTAAAGCGCGCAGGCGTGGCGGGGATAGCATTGCGCGCAAAGGGTTTTGATCCCCCTATTCGTAGTACTTGGGTGGTCCGTGGTGTTGCGTGCGGTTGGGTGGGGAGTCAATACGTGTTCGTGGGGTGTGAGGGCGTGACGGGCGTCTGGTGGCTTGTGGTGCGAGGTGTTGAAGTCGCTACTTTTCAGGCGTGAAAAAGCCGCCCGGTTCGGCGGCTATGATGTTCAAAACTATCAGTTAACTATTTGTAAACCTGAAACGCGGCCAACTTATTGTCATCCGTAAACTGCGCGGCAACAACGCCGTCTTTGACCAGTGAATTAATAATTCCAAGCGCGCCAGTCATGTATTTGCCTTTAGACATACCGCAAGCTACTTCAGAGTCATGGGCTAATGCCGCGTTACACTCTACCCGTTGCGATACCAGTGCAGTAATACAATCCGGGTCAAGTAACAACGCTTGATTAAGGATATCAACAGCCAATTGCGCTGCTATTTTTTGGTTAGCTTGCGTTTCCATTTTATTCCTCGCTTATCAGTTCATAAGGCTTGAACCGGATCACCTCTTCCCCTATCCAGTCATTCACCTCCTTCAATCGTTCTTGCAACGGCGTTAACTCGTTACGAACAAACACTTGTGAGGCTTTTCCGACGTCACCGAAACCACCGGTATTGTTGGGAATAATCCCCATCATCTGTGGCGGCACCCGGTGCACACTGAGCAGGTCGTCACGGGTGGCGTTCTTGATATTAAAAAAATCATCCTTGGTGGCGACTTCGCTCAACGGTAAAATCTGGATACCGTCTTTCTTGCCATTGGGCGCGTACATAAACAGGTTGCGAAAATTGCCTAACCCTTTAGTGTCACGCATGGCTTTACGCATCGCCTCAATATCGCTGCTGCTTTGCGCCGCATCAGTCATATACAGGATGTACCCCGCGTGAGCACCGTTCTGGTAATACTTGCGGCGGAATAGCGTGGCCGCTTCATTGAGCCAGGCAGAATTTAAGCCGCTGAGGTATTCCGGCAGGCCGTAAAGCTCCTGATTAATATCCGGTTCTATCAGATGGAAAACGCTACCGGTTTCAAACAGGTGTTCATTTTTCCAGTTTTGAACAAACCAATAACAATCTTTCTCTAACCCACGGCGGGTGTACTTGGCCGGGCTGGGGTCGAGGCGCAGTGGCGCGCCCAACTGGTTACGACGTACTTCTAAAAACGCATTACCGAACACCAGATAATCCAGTGCATAGCGGCTAAAAGCCTGCTGACTGAGCATTGGGTGAGGGGTAAATGTGCTTGCCAGTATGTTGCGTTTCACATACAGCGGTGAGCTGTGATGTACCGCCGCGCGGAAGCTGCGCGCCAGCCCGTCAAAGCTGATCGGCGGGTCATACCATTTACCGTTACCGGTGCATTCGATGTAATCCAGAATTTCCCGCTTATCGAGCACGGCGGAGGGTTCGCCAAAAGTGAACGCCTCCACCGGTTGCTGTTGACTGGCGGTGTGATTGGTTGCTGGTCGGCTTAATGCCTTGCGGCCTTTGCGCTTACTCATTTTACTTCCCCTGCATTGCTTGCCGCTTGTGACCAGTCACATAAATATAAGAGATTGAAATCATCTATTGTCATGTGCTTTTTCAGCCAATCTTTACCCCAGTTCTTTTCCCATAACGTACAGCCTTGCTGAATGGCAGCATCAGCCGTGACCGATTGACGGAATACGCCATCAGCGCAAAAAACGCCGTTATCCGTGTGTATCACCGGTGCTACTTTTCGTGGGCGGCGCAGTGAGCCGTTCCAAATCTTGAACGCGGTATTTGAGTGGGAGGGCGTGGTGTAGAGTGTTAAACGATGATTTTTGTGCATTGCCATCCCCTTAGCCATGTGCAGTATTGAACGTGGGTTTTTAGCCCATGCATATTCACCCAGGTACACATTCCCGGCATGAGCGGCGGCGTGACTGTTTTCCCCGTGAAAGGCGATGAGCGCGCCATTACCTAGCAACATGTTACTTGGCGAGAATGTGGGCACGTTTACCCCAACCACCCGACAGAACTCGGCAATATAAGCGCGGGTATTCAGGGCGCTTGGTCTGGTGCAGGTTAAAAAATGCTGATTGCGGCCAGTGGTAATGGCATCCAGTAACGCTTCAAAAGCAAAAAGCCATTTGGCCCCAATCTGGCGCGATTTGGTGAGGCTGCGGTTTGTGCCGGTCAGCCCCACGCGATACCATGTTTTCTGATAATCAAAGGCCGCGTTTTCGAAATGTTCGCGCAGGCCGTCAAGCTGACCAGCAGTAAAAGTCATTGGCTTCATTGGTAAAACTCCAAGAAATTAGGGCTGTGACCGCCATATGTCGCGGTAAGGGGTTCATTTAACAGGGCATGCATAATCGCCCACGCCACATCGGCGTGGCTGGCTTCTTCGCTGCGGCTGGCAACATAAGTCGAACTCTTACCGCTGGCGGTCATGGTTTTGCGAATGGCCATAAAGGACTGGGTGATGTCGGTATGACCAGTGTCATATTCCAGACGGCCGTTATTAATGGTGTGCTTGGCTTTCAGCACCATGGCGGTTTTGATTTCAGGGGTGTATTTGATTTCCCTTGCGGCCGGGAAGAACTGGCGCACCAACTGGAAAACACCTTGGCCGACGGTAGTGGCATCGATACCGATATACTCCACGCAATACTTATGCGTTAACTCTTCGATATGTTTGGCCTGCGCCTCAAAGTCCATCCCTTTCCACTGGTGGCGTTCCAGTACGCGGAACTTGCCGCCCGGCACCATCGGCGGTGCAATCCCCGCACACCCGGCGCTGTCGCCGCCGTTGGCCTCGGACGGGTCGTAACCAATCCACACCGGGCGATGCCCAAATGGCCGCAACGAATACGGGTTGTAGTCCTCCCACTCTTCCAGACTGTCCACCATGCAAGCCTGCAACTCGGCGAACGGGAAGACGGACGCTTGATCGTCGACAAATTCGCACATCAACAGGTTTTGATATTCTGACGGGCCGTATTCCAGTGAGAGCTGGTTGAGGTCAAACAGGTTACAGCCGCCCGACAGTGCATCCTCAACCGTGACAATCTGCCGCCACTGACCATCATCACACAGCGCGCCACGGGCTAAATGGCTGTGGCTGAGATCCAGTTGGATATGGTCGGATTTATTGCGGCGGCCTTTATTGAACAGCTCACCAGACCAGAACGGATAGGCACTGTGCGCCAGGCTCGACGGGGTGGAGAAATAGGTGGTACGCCATTTCTTGTGTAATGACATGCCGCTGGCGACTTTGCGCAGTTCCTGAAACTTGGGGATCCAGAAATATTCGTCAAGATAGAGATTGCCGGTGTAGCTCTGCGCCGTACGGACGTTAGTACCGAGGAAGAACAGGCGCGCCCCGTTTGGTAACACCATCGGGTCGCCTTTCAGGTCAACGTCAACCATCCGGGCGAAGTCGATAATGTAACTTTTGAACACGTGCGCCTGTGCTTTGCTGGCGGACAGAAAAATCTGATTACGGCCTGTTGTGATGGCATCAAGTAACGCTTCACGGGCAAAGAAGAACGTTGCGCCAATCTGCCGTGATTTCAGGATATTGCGGATACGGTGAGTTAACCCGGCCTCAAACCAATTACGCTGATAATCAAAGATATTTTCATGAAATATCGACTCCAGCTTCTCAATCGCCGACTCACTAAACAGGTTTTTGTCCGGCGTCTTGCGCTCCCCTTTGTTGCGGTTCGCCACTGCCGGGTTTAAGTAGGCCTCACTGCCGGTCTGGTTATAACGGTTCACCCGCGCCAGCCGTTCAATCTGGCGGCCTAACAGGTCAATCTCTTTAAAATCCCGCCCCTCTTTGGCGTCTTTCATGATGAGCTGAATTAACCGTGCTTCCATGCTGGTTTCCACCCGAGAAATGGGCGCAATGGCATCCCACCCGTCGCGCTTCTTCCAGCTCTGCACAGTCGGTGATTTCAGGGCCAGCGTGTCCGCAATCTGGCGCACAGAAAAGCCTTGCCAGTAAAGCAAGGCCGCCTGTCGCCGTGGGTCGCTGATAATGGTGCTCGGTGTCGTATTCATGCCATTAGGCTACGCGACCAGCCCGACCCTCTGCGCGCCCTGCCAGTTGTGCCAGCCCCGTCACAACTGGCTTTCGTTGTTGCTGCCGCCATACATCAGGAGACTAAGCCCCGAACGAACAACCCTAATCACATGAATGGAGCCACACATGGCTAAGAAAGTGTCTAAGTATTTCCGTATCGGCGTTGAGGGTGACACCTGTGACGGGCGGAAGATTGAAGCCGACGATATCAACCAAATGGCCGAGTCATTTGACCCGCGCGTGTACGGTTGCCGCATCAATCTGGAGCATTTGACCAGCTACTTCCCGGACAGCACCTTCCGCCGGTACGGTGACGTGATCGGACTGAAAGCGGAAACCATTGAAGACGACTCTATCCTGAACGGCAAGCGTGCACTGTTCGCGCAAATTAGCCCCACCGATGATTTGGTGTTGATGAATAAAGACCGTCAGAAAATCTACACCTCTATGGAGATCCGCCCGAACTTTGCCAATACCGGTAAAGCTTATCTGGTCGGTCTGGCGGTGACCGATGACCCCGCCAGCCTTGGGACTGAAATTCTGGAATTCAGCGCCAAGGCCAAACACAACCCACTGGCCTCCCGTAAATCTCACCCGGATAACCTGTTTTCTGCGGCGGTTGAAGTGCAACTGGAATTTGAAGACGTGGCCGAGCCAGGTGTCAGCTTACTTGGCATTGTGAAATCGGTATTCAGTCGTAAACAGGCAACCGACGACGCCCGTTTTAATGATGTGCATGATGCGGTGAATGCCGTGGCAGTGCATGTGCAGGAACAGGGAGAAACCATTGAAGCCCGCTTTGCCATCATTGAGAAACAACTTACTGACCACGTTGTGGAGCTGAAGCAGAGCATCAAACAGGGCAAGCAAGGGGTAACTGACCTCGAAAATAAACTTTCTTCCACTGAGAACTTTGGTCAGTCAAAGCGCCCGGAAGCCACCGGCGGCAACAACCAGAACGATGTATTGACCGACTGCTAGTTGGGATTAATGGCCGCCTGCAGTGCGGTCCGCTTGTTATTTCATTAACACGTTATTTAACTGAATCAGGATTATTATGCGCCCAGCAACCCGTTTTAAATTTAATGCCTATCTGACCCGTCAAGCCGAGCTGAACGGGGTAGAAACCGGCGACCTGAATAAAAAATTCAGCGTTGAACCCTCCGTCACACAAACCATCATGACCCGCGTCCAAGAGTCCTCAGAATTTCTGAGCCGTATCAATATTGTGCCGGTATCAGAACTGACCGCCGAGAAAGTGGGGTTGAGTGTTACCGGGTCAATTGCCAGCAATACGGATACCGATAGCGGCGACGAGCGCGAAACCGCCGAGTTTGCCGGGCTGGACAGTGAGAAGTATTTCTGTGAGCAGGTGAATTACGACTTTCACATCCGCTATAACACCCTTGACCTGTGGGCGCGTTATCAGGACTTCCAGACCCGCTTACGCGACGCGATTATCAAGCGACAGGCACTTGACCGCATCATGGCGGGCTTCAACGGTATCAGCCGTGCCAAGACATCCAACCGTGCACAAAATCCATTGTTGCAGGATATCGCAGTGGGCTGGTTGCAGAAATACCGCAACAACGCACCAACCCGCGTGATGAGTAAAGTTATCGATGAAGATGGCGCGGTAGTGTCAGAAAAAATTCGTGTTGGCCATGGTGGCGATTATGCCAATCTGGACGCGTTGGTCATGGATGCAACAAACCAGATGATTGCTGACTGGCATCAGGAAGACCCGGAACTGGTGGTCATCACTGGCCGTCAGTTGATGCAGGATAAATATTTCCCTATCGTCAACAAAGAGCAGGAAAACAGCGAAACCCTCGCTGCTGACCTGATTATCAGCCAAAAACGCATCGGTAATTTACCGGCTATCCGTGTGCCGTTCTTCCCGTCTAACGCGTTCTTTATTACCCGCCTCGATAACCTGTCTATTTACTGGTTGGAAGATTCGCACCGCCGCCATATTGATGAGAACGCCAAGCGTGACCGCATCGAAAACTACGAATCCATTAAGCAGGATTATGTGGTGGAAGATTACGCCTGCGGCTGTCTGGTGGAGAACATCGAGATTTTGCCACCGCCACAGAAAAAAGATGAACCGGGATCTGGCGCAGATAAAAAAGCTGCGTCTGACGCACCTAACTACGATGGTCTAGCGGCCGCGATTATTGCCGCAGTAAAAGTGGCTGCTAACCCGGATGAAACTAAGCCGGAAGCCACAGTCAACGCGGAAAACGCACCGGAAACCACAGGCGAAGCACCAGCCGCGAAGGGGAGTAAATAAGCCATGTCCAGTCCTGCGCGCCGCCACTTTCTGAGGCAGTCGGCTATTGCTGCCTCACAGCTGCGGGATAACCCGCTGCGCCACGCCACAGGCTACGAGCTGATGTTGCTCAAGCTCAATGAAGATAAGCGCAAACTGAAACAAGTACGTTCAAACGAGCGCAAAGCCGAGCTGAAGCGGCAGTTATTGCCGGAGTACATGCCGTGGATCTCTGGCGTGTTGAGTGAGGGGAAAGGCGCGCAGGACGCCATTGTAATGACCATCATGATTTGGCGGCTGGATGCCGGGGATATCCCCGGCGCACTGGATATCGCCCGTTATGCCCTGCGTTATCAATTAGTACCAACAGACCGCTTTACCCGCTCGACGGCTTACCTGATTGCCGAGGAAGTCGCGGATGCTGCGGCGCGCGCCTATGCCACCGGTAAACCGGTTGATGTTGACCCGTTGTTGCAAACCATTGAACTGATGGAAGACGAAGACATGCCCGATCAGGTGCGGGCCAAGCTGCACAAAATGACCGGCTATGTGCTGCGTGACAGTGGCCAGGGCGAACTGGCCCTGTCCCATCTTCACCGCGCACTCCAACTGCATACCGGTTGTGGCGTCAAGAAAGACATTGAGCGACTGGCCGTGAAGTTAAAGAACGCCGCCAGCCGCTAACCCGAACGCTCCCCGAGCCGGGCGGCACGATGGCCGCAACCGATTTTATCGTGTTAACGCCGTCGTCCACCGCCCACCCATTCTGCTATTGAGGTTGCCATGACCACTGTTGTTATCCCCGCGCCACGGCCCGACAAAACGGCCGAGCCGGTGATTGAAAATACCTTTTTCTGGCCTGCGGTTGACCCGATAAAGCTGCGCGAGCTGCTGCGCCTTGAGGGAACCATTACCGCTGAGCGCCTGCGTTTTACCATCAAGGGCGCAATCGCCGAGGTTAACGCCGAGCTGTTCGAGTACCGCCGTGACCAGATGGCCGCTGGCTTTAAAACACTGGCTGAGGTGCAGGCCGAGCAACTGGACGGCGAAAGTATCCTGTTGGCCGAATACCAGCGCGCGGTCTGTGCCATCACTGCTGCGCTGCTGGCCGAACGTTATCGCGGCTATGACGCCAGCGCCCGTGGTGATAAACGCGCCGAGGCCATTGAAAGCACGGTTGATGAGTTATGGCGTGATGCGCGGATTAGCATTCGCAACATTGCCGGAAAACCTCACAGCATTATTGGCCTTATCTGATGCAGGTCAACGCGTTGCAAGGCGACACGCTCGATGCCCTGTGTTGGCGCTATTACGGCCGCACACAGGATGTGCTGGAGCAAGTCTATGACGCAAATCCGGGCTTGTCGGAACTGGGGGCCATTCTGCCTCACGGCTATCCGGTGGAGTTGCCCGATATGGCCCCGGCGGCCCAACGTGAAACCGTTCAATTATGGGATTGAAAATGGAGAAAATCAGCTCTGCGGTAGCTTATGTCTTTGCGCTGCTGTTGGCGTTTATTGGCGCACTGAGTCCGCAAGATATCGCATTTTATGTGGCTGCGGTGGCCGCTGCGGCTACCTGTCTTATCAACTGGTACTACCGGCGCAAGAGTTATTTCTTGCTGAAAGAATTGGGTGTCAGGCGGGAGGTGTTCGATGAACTCAATCGTTAAGCGTTGTCTGGTCGGCGTCATTCTGGCGCTGGCCGCCACCTTACCGAACTACCAGACCTTAAAAGCATCGCCCGCCGGGCTAAAACTGATTGCGGATTATGAGGGGTGTCAGCTCAACGCCTACCAGTGCAGCGCCAACGTTTGGACAAATGGCATCGGCCACACGGCCGGGGTTAAGCCGGGCAGCGTGATCAGTGAACGACAGGTGGCGGTCAATCTGGTTGCTGACGTGCAGCGGGTCGAACGGGCTCTCGCTGTCTGTATGCCGGTAACCATGCCGCAACCGGTGTATGACGCGGTAGTGTCGTTTGCCTTTAACGTCGGCCCCGGCGCTGCTTGCCGCTCGACACTGGCGTTTTTTGTCAACAAGAGTGACTGGCACAGCGCCTGTAATCAGTTGCCGCGCTGGGTCTATGTCAATGGCGTGAAAACCAAAGGGTTAGAGCGCCGTCGTGTTACAGAGCAAAAACACTGCTTGAGCGGGGCCTGATATGCGCACAGCAATAATGTTGATCGTGACGTTACTGGCCGCGCTGGGGTGGTATGCCAGTCGCCTGAGCGACGATATCGACAACGCTAACCGGATTATTGGCACCCTGTCGGCAGGCATTGAAAGCCGGGACAACGCGATCACCCGCTTGCAAGCTGAGGCCCGGCAACAGGCAGAAAATGAGCGGGCATTACGCCAGTCACTGAGCGACGCCAGTACGTTGTCATGGTCCCGTGAACAGAAAATACAAAGGTTACTTAATGAAAATAAAGTCTTGCGTGATTGGTTCGCTACTGCTTTGCCTGCTGATGTTATCCGGCTGCACCAGCGCCCCGCGTTCGCCAGCCCCAACGGTTATTTACGTTGGTTGTCCGACGGTGAACAGTTGCCCGCTACCGGGCAGCAGCCCGGCGGTTAACGGTGATTTAAGTGCCGATATCCGCCAGTTAGAAACCGCACTGGTGGCTTGTGGGCTGCAAGTGGAAGCCATTAAACAGTGTCAGGAGCAACACTATGCTAAAACCCAAACTGCTACGCCAAGCCTTAACCGACAGTCTGCCACTGTTGCAGACTAACCCGGAGCGGCTGAAAATGTTTGTTGACGGTGGGCGGATTGTCTCGACGCTGGCCCCGTCGCTGTCTTTCGAGAATCAATATACGCTGACACTGTTTATTGAGGATTTTCCCAGTGATGTGGATTATCTTTTTGTGCCGATACTGGCATGGCTGCGCGAGCATCAACCGGACATCATGGCAACAGAGGAAAAGCGCCGCACCGGCTTTATTCATAAGGTCGATGTGATGAGTGATGTGTTGAGTGATATCCGTATCGACTTGCAACTGACAGAGCGGGTGATAGTGAAAGAGCAGGACGGCGCACTGCATGTTAACCATGCGCCTGAACCGGCTTGGTCGGGCGCGCTCCCTCGTCCAACGGCAATGTATTTCCACGGTGAACAGATTAAATGAATGAGTTGAAACCCTTTGATGATGCGCTGGCCGGGCTGATTGCCAATCTGTCACCCAAAGCGCGCAAGGCACTGGCGGTCACGGTTGCTAAGCGACTGCGCGCCAGCCAACAACAGCGCATTAAACGCCAGCAAGCGCCCGACGGCACCCCGTATGCTGCCCGTAAATCGCAACCCGTCCGTAAACCCAAAGGGCGCATTAAGCGTGAAATGTTTGTCAAGTTACGAGCCGCGCGTTACATGAAAGCGAACAGCAGCCCTAATGATGCGGTGGTCGAATTTGCCGGACGTGTAAAGCGGATGGCGGCAGTACATCATTTCGGCCTGCGTGACCGTCCGAACGCGCACAGCAAAGATGTGCAGTATGATGAAAGGCCGTTGCTGGGGTTTGATAAGAAACTAATTGATAATATAGAAGAAATTATCACATCATCTTTTACAAAGTAATATTGTGACTTTTATTGTTCGCTATCAGCGAATTTAGTTGACCATTTGCGAACTTTGCTCTATTCTAAATTTAACGTTACTGAAGAGAGAATCCGCCGGTTAGACCTGAGTAGTGATATTTACTACTTGTGGAGGATTTAGATCCTCTGTTTTTTTGCGCTGCCCTTGTGCTGTCCACGGTGCTGCTACGAAGCTTCCCATGGCATGTTGTAGTGTATAGGCGTACTGCGTACTGATCGTGTTGGCGACATCACGATCAGATTGAATAGGGTTCACTGCCAAAAACTCTCATTTCCTGATTATGGCGACCTAACAGCAATTCCGCTGTTAGTTATCAGGAATAAAATTTATGAAAAATAGTAACGCGTTTTGGCAGGCACTTAAGAAGAATGACACTAAAAAGAAGAAGCGGAAGCAAAAGCAGAAGCTTTGGAATGTTGTAAAGGTACTGGTGAGAGCTGGTCTATGTATTTACAAACTCCTTAACTTCTTCTTTGGTGATAATGATGCTTAAGTGTGCCCTACCTTCAGTAAAGAGGTGATTTATGATTAACCGAGCATTAAAAACCATCAGGCTATTCCATAACATAAAACAATCTGAACTTGCAGATAAGCTATGTATTTCAAAATCATATTTATCAGAGCTTGAATCAGGAAAAAAAACAGTCTCATTTGACATATTAGAAAAATATTCAAATAATTTTGATATTCCAGTTTCATCACTGGTTTTTTTTGCTGAACGGATTAATGAACCGGGTAAAGATACTATTCCTGAAAAATTCAAAACTGTTTTTGCAGATAAAATACTTAAAATAATGGAATGGAGTATAGCGAGAGATGGCGAAAAAGAAAGGGAAAATTAATACTAAAGGCAAGTCTTATAGCATTAATGATAGCGCTTTATTTAATATTCAGAGTAAAAATAAGCTTGCGGAAGTATTACTGACAAGCTTAGATAACATAAAAAGCTTATTATCCAATGATAATTACATTGTTTTTGATAATAAAAATGAAGATGGTAAAAAGAGGAGTATTCAAACACCATCAGATAAGCTTAATGTTGTGCATACAAGAATAGCGAGTTTACTATGTCGTATAACTCAACCAGAATATGTCCATTCAGGAATAAAAAATAAATCTAATGTATCCAATGCAAAAAAACATGTAGGTACACACCCTGTATTAACGTCTGATATACGCTCATTTTTTCCTTCGACATCTAAGCGCCAAGTCTTCAATTTTTTTAATAGAAAATTGAAGTGCGCTGCTGATGTGTCAGATCTTATGGCGGAATTGTGCACGTATGCGAACCATATACCTACAGGCAGTCGAATAAGTATGCCTTTAGCATTCTGGGCAAACTATGACATGTTTAATGAAATGAATATAATTTCAAATAAGTTAAATATAACAATGACTGTTTATGTTGATGATGTTACTTTTTCTGGCAATGCTGTTAACAGATTATTTCTTCATAAATGCAAGAGAATAGTGGAAAAGAATGGCCACATTTTACACCCAAAGAAAACAGCCCTCTACTCTGCTAAAGAGCCTAAGACCATTACAGGTGTTATTGTTCATGAAAATGAAATTAAAGTAAGAAACTTACATTACAAGAGAATTTATTTTGATTTAGATGCATGGAAGAAAACTAGTGACACCATAGAAAAAGAAAACTTAAAAAACAAGGTTCTTGGTCGAATGCATTCTCTTTCTACAATTAATGAAAAATTCAAAGATAAAGCACGAAGCTTTCGATCCATTGATTAGCTGCAAAGCTTTTCATAACAAAAGTCCTGTTGATGTTGTGTAATGCCTGATACAACCCCTCATTATTGAAGCAAGTAACCATTAGTTACATGCTTCATCCATGAACACTCAAATCCAAATCACAGAAATTCTGCGCCTGCTGCGCAACCTTATCCGTATTGGTACGGTGGCCGAGGTCGATCTCGACCAAGCCCTGTGCCGCGTGGCGACGGGCGACAATACCACCGGCTGGCTTAACTGGCTGACGTTGCGCGCTGGTCAATCGCGATCATGGTGGGCACCGTCCGAGGGGGAGCAGGTGTTGATATTGTCCCTCGGTGGTGAACTGGATACCGCCTTTGTGCTGCCAGGCATTTTCTCTGATGACTTCCCGCCGTCGTCGGCCTCGGCGAATGGCCTGTATATCGCCTTTCCTGACGGTGCAACTTTGCACTATGAACCTGACAGCGGCGAGTTGCGGGCTGATGGCGTCAAAACAGCGGTTATCAATGCCAGTGAATCGGTGAGTGTTACCGCCCCCAATATCGCCTGTACTGCCTCGGTGAAAATCTTGCTGGATACGCCAGTAGTGGAATGCACTAACAACCTGACTACCGCCACGCTGAATGTAATCCAAGGCGGCCAGATGAGCGGTGATATTAAACATTCCGGCGGTCAGTTCTCATCCAATGGTGTAGTGGTCGATAAACATGACCACGGCGGAGTACAGCGCGGCGGCAGTTATACGGAGGGGATCCGATGACTACAGCCAAATATCTCGGCATGAGCCGGAGCGCCGGACAGACCATTACCGACGCTGATCATATCAGCCAGTCAATCGCCGACATTCTGATTACGCCTGTGGGTTCGCGGGTAATGCGCCGCGCGTATGGTTCGCTGCTATCGGAGCTGATTGACCAGCCGCAAAATCCGGCGCTGCGCTTGCAAATTATGGCCGCCAGTTACAGTGCCATTCTGCGCTGGGAGCCAAGGGTTAAGCTGACCAGCATCACTTTTGAAACCACCTTTGACGGAAAAATGGTGGTTGATATCACTGGCACCCGCAGCGATAGCGCGGCCCCTCTTTCTTTAACTATTCCTGTGAGCTGACCCTATGGCAACCATTGACCTGAGCCTGTTACCGCCGCCGTTTGTGGTGGAAGAACTGGATTATGAAACCTTGCTGGCCGAGCGCAAAGCGACGCTGATATCTCTTTACTCGGAGGAACAGCGCGCCGCCGTGGCCCGTACCCTGTCGCTGGAATCTGAGCCACTGGTCAAGCTGTTGCAGGAAAACGCCTACCGTGAAGTGATCTTGCGCCAACGCGTCAATGATGCCGCCCGCGCGGTGATGGTGGCTTATGCCGTCGGCAGTGATTTAGACCAGCTCGGCGCAAATAACAACGTTGAGCGGCTGGTTGTCATCCAAGCAGATCCCGAAGCCATTCCACCGATTGAGGCAGTGATGGAATCGGACAGTGATTTCCGCGTGCGTATCCCGCAAGCCTTTGAGGGCCTGAGCGTCGCCGGGCCAACCGGGGCTTATGAATATCACGCCAAAAGCGCTGACGGCCGTGTGGCCGATGCCTCGGCAATCAGTCCGACCCCGGCCTGTGTCACCGTCACGGTGTTGTCGCGGGAGGGTAACGGTGAAGCCTCAGCCGAGCTGCTGGCCGTCGTTGAGGCCGCGCTAAATGATGAGAACACACGACCAGTGGCTGACCGGGTGACAGTGCAATCCGCCCGCATTGAAGATTATGAGATTGACGCGGTGCTCTATCTGCATCCGGGGCCAGAGGCGGAGCCAATCCGCGCCGCCGCCGAAAAGAAACTGAACGCCTTTGTTACCGCACAGCGCCGCCTTGGCCGCGACATTCGCCTGTCGGCACTGTATGCCGCGCTGCATGTCGAGGGTGTCCAGCGGGCGGTGATTAATGCCCCGCTAGCTGATGTGGTGCTGGATAAAACTCAAGCCGCATTCTGTACCGGCAGCGCCATCACGGTTGGGGGTACAGATGACTGACCGTTTATTGCCAGTCGGTTCCTCGGTACTGGAAGTAGCCGCCGCCCGCGCCTGTGCCGAACTTGAAAATACCCCGGTTCCGATTCGCCAGCTCTGGAACGCCGACACCTGCCCGCTGGAATTATTGCCTTATTTGGCGTGGGCGTGGTCAGTGGATCGCTGGGATGAGAAGTGGCCGGAAGCCACCAAGCGTGCGGTGGTGAAGTCCTCGCAGTATGTCCATAAACACAAAGGCACCATTGGTGCTATTCGTCGGGTGGTTGAGCCGCTCGGCTATCTTATCAAGGTGATCGAGTGGTGGAAGACTAACGAAACGCCCGGCACTTTTCGCCTGGACGTTGGCGTATTGGAAACCGGCATTACCGAAGAAATGTATCAAGAGCTGGAACGGCTGATAGATGACGCCAAGCCATGCAGCCGTCACTTAGTTGGTCTGTCTATCAACCTCGACAGTAGCGGCCCGCTATATGTGGCCGCCGCCAGTTACAGCGGCGATGAACTGACCATCTACCCCTATTTGCCTGAAACCATAACCGTGACCGGCGAGGATTACGCCAGTGCCGCAGTCCATATTATTGATGACATGAGAGTGAACCCATGACCGTGAAATTCTTTGCTTTACTGACCAACATCGGCGCGTCCAAGCTGGCGAACGCTACTGCGCTCGGCACCCGCTTAGAGATCACCCAAATGGCGGTTGGGGATGGCGGCGGAACTCTGCCAACCCCTAACCCGGCACAAACCCAGCTGGTGAATGAACAGCGCCGCGCTGCCCTTAATATGCTGACCATTGACCCGGTTAATACCAGTCAGATTATTGCTGAACAGGTTATTCCTGAGACTGAGGGCGGATGGTGGATCCGGGAAATTGGCTTGCTGGATAAAGACGGTGATTTGATTGCCATTGCCAACTGCGCGGAAACCTATAAACCGCAACTGCAAGAGGGCAGCGGGCGCACCCAAACCATTCGGGTCATTTTGATTGTCAGCAGCACCGCCGCTGTCACGCTAAAAATCGACCCATCCGTAGTATTGGCAACGCGGGAATATGCAGACGACAAAGCAATTGAGGTTAGGCAGTATGCCGATAAGTTACTGTCTGACCAC